AAGGTGCAGTAGCTTTTACTAATGGTTTAATGTTTGGTAATGACCAAGCAGACGCTAATATACTTAACGATTATGAAGAAGGCACTTGGACTCCTGACTTAAGAGTTGCATCATATTTAAACAACGCAAACTCATTTACTTATACTAGCCGAACAGGCATATATACAAAAATAGGAAATAAAGTATATATAAATGCTTATTGGCAAGTAAGTAATTATCATACTTACTCAGGAAATTTGTATTTGTTTGGATTACCTTATGCACCTGCTCAACTTGCATCAAATATTAATCCTATACTAACTATTGTTGGTGATGGTGCGAACTTGTCTAACAATGACATGATGTTTGCTCTTGTTGAAGGTGGTAACAGTAGAGCCGTTCTTGGACATCAAGGCGGTAGTGGTTGGAGTCATTTAGTTAGATCAGAAGTAGATATATACGGAATGTATTTATCTGGTAACTATGAAGTAAATTAGACCGAAGCTAAGTCTATAAACTAAGCCTAAACCTGTTTTAATCGGAGATTAATCCTAATGGCACTTACAGAATCAATCGAATACGACAAGATAGAAGTTGTCGGTCAATACAAAGCGGTACAAGTTCGTAAAGCAACAGTTATTAAAAAAGATGACAAAGAACTTACAAGGTCTTTTGAAAGATATGTATTGCAAGCTGGTGAGTTAGATGGTTCTGATAACTTAGTAGATACTGATTTGTCAGCACAGCCAGCAGAAGTATCTGCAATATGTAACGCTGCGTGGACTGATGATGTCAAAGCTGCGTGGAAGGCTAAACTTATTGCTGATAAACCATCTAGTTAGCTTTTTCCATCTGCCTTGTCATCATAGACATGGTGACGTACAAAGGTGCTAGTGCCATAATTCCTACAAAAGTTATTATGGTTACAGGCACTAAGGCTTTAGCAAAAGCTTCTCTCATAATATGGA